GACATTCATATTGGGTTCATACAGAATTTAATTTTACTTCTGATATACAGGACTTTAAAGTACATTTGTCTGAAAAAGAACAAACAGCAGTACAAAGAGCTATGTTGGCAATTTCACAAATAGAAATTGCAGTTAAAACATTTTGGGGTGACATCTACAAGAGATTACCAAAACCTGAGATTGGTAATGTTGGGGCAACATTTGCAGAGTCAGAAGTAAGACACGCAGATGCGTACTCACACTTAATTCAACTACTTGGATTAAATAGTGAATTTGAAAATTTGTTAGAGGTACCTGCAATTCGTAGAAGAATTAAGTATTTGGAAAAAACAATTTCAAATTCTAAAACTGTAGAAAACCAAGATTACTTTGAATCTGTTGTGTTATTTTCAATGTTCGTTGAGAACGTATCATTGTTTTCACAATTTTTAGTAATCATGTCATTCAACAAATATAAGAATGTATTAAAAGGTATTAGTAATGCTGTTGAAGCAACATCCAAAGAAGAAAATATTCACGCAGGATTTGGTTTTGATTTGGTAAACATAATAAAAAAAGAAAACCCTTCTTGGTGGTCTGAGGAATTAGTTGAAGATTTAATTCAAGCAACTAAGGACGCTTACGAAGCTGAAGAGGAAATTGTTGATTGGATTTTTGAAATGGGTGACTTGACTTTCTTGTCAAAAGCACAGACATTAGAATTCATCAAGCATAGATTTAATACTTCTTTAAATTCAATTGGTATTGATAATATTTTTGAAATTAACCAACCTCTTTTGGAAACAACCGAGTGGTTTGATGATGAAATTTTAACAACAAAACATACCGATTTTTTTAATAAAAGAAGTATCAATTATAGCAAGAAATCGAAGTCGATAACGATGAACGATTTATTTTAATAAGATTAATTAAGAAACATGGAAAATAGAGAACCTTTTGATTGGATTAACGAAGAATCAATTACATTTCTTCGTAGAGGATATTTGAGTGAGGGAGAACAACCCTTAGAAAGAATTAAAACGATTGCAGAACATGCTGAAAAAATATTAGGTATTGATGGTTTTGCTGACAAGTTCTACGACTATATGGGTCGTGGATGGTATTCATTATCATCACCTGTTTGGGCAAACTTCGGTAAGAAAAGAGGTTTACCTGTAAGTTGTTTTGGTTCTAACGTTGGTGACAATATTGAATCAATTTTGTATACACAGGCTGAAGTTGGTGAAATGAGTAAAATGGGTGGTGGAACCTCAGGTTATTTTGGTAACATTCGTGGTAGAGGTGCTACAATTACAGACAACGGACACGCACCAGGAGCAGTCCATTTCATGAACCTATTCCAAAGTGTTGTTGACAATATTTCGCAAGGTTCTACACGTAGAGGAAGATTTTCACCATACCTTCCTGTTGAACATCCCGACATCATGGAATTTTTAGAAATTGGAACTGAAGGTTTCCCAATTCAAGATTTGACACATGCTGTTACAGTTACGGATGAGTTCATGGAACAAATGGTAAATGGGGATAAAGAAAAGAGAGCTATTTGGGCTAAAGTAATTCAACGTAGAGGTGAGATTGGATATCCATATATTATGTTCACTGACACTATGAACAAAAAGGCACCTGAAGTTTATAGAGATAAAGATATGAAAATTTACAACTCTAATCTTTGTTCTGAAATAGCACTACACAATTCAGAAGAAGAATCTTTTGTTTGTGTATTGTCATCTATGAACTTACTTCATTATGATGAGTGGAAAGATACAGATGCGGTTGAGATGATGGTTTATTTCCTTGATGCAGTTGTTACTGAATTTATCACTAAAATTGATGACATTAAAAACAGTGGAACCATCGAAGGACACAGAGCATTTTTCTACCTTGAAAAGGCTTACAATTTTGCTAAAAGACAAAGAGCTCTTGGTTTAGGTGTTTTGGGTTGGCACTCACTTCTTCAGTCTAAAGGATTACCTTTTGACAGTAAAGACAGTGCAAGATTAAACATTGAGGTATTCAAACTTATTAAAGATAAGTCATACAAAGCGTCTGAAACATTGGCGGAAATGTTTGGTGAACCTGAAACTCTTGTCGGATACGGTAGAAGAAATGTAACACTAAACGCAATTGCACCAACAACATCTTCAGCATTTATCTTGGGTCAAGTATCACAATCAATCGAACCAATTTGGTCAAATGCTTATGTAAAGGACGTGGCTAAATTAAAAGTGACTATTAAGAATCCAGTACTTCAGAAGTTATTGGTGTCAATAAAAAAAGACAACAAAGCAACGTGGGATAGTATTAAAAAACACGATGGGTCAGTTCAACACTTAGAGTTTTTAACAGATGAACAAAAAGATGTGTTCAGAACATTCGCTGAAGTTAATCAGTCAACAATCATTAACCAAGCAGCAATTAGACAAGATTTCATTGACCAATCACAGTCATTGAACTTAATGATTTCACCTGACATGCCAACTAAAGATGTTAATAAACTTCTTATCGACGCTTGGCAGTTAGGTGTTAAAACACTTTACTACCAACACTCAATGAACTCAGCTCAGGCATTCTCAAGAAAAAAACTCAATCTTAATGATTTAGTTTGCACGAGTTGTGAAGCATAAGATGTAAAAAACAACAATAATGCGTGGAAAACCCGGCAAATATTTTGTCGGGTTTTTTTGTTTCTAAAAAAAATAATAGGAATATATTTATGTAATATGGCAGATGGTAAAACATATGGTATTAATTTTCCTTTCAGACAGAGTCAGGACGGAAAATATTTATCATTATCACAAACACCTGAAGAGGAAATACGAACAGACTTGTTACACCTTATTCTTACGAGAAAGGGTAGTAGATATTATTTACCAAATTTTGGTACGAGAATTTATGAATTTATTTTTGAACCGATGGATGGTTTATCGTTTGAGGCAATCAAAGCAGATATCAGACAATCCGTTGATGAGTTTTTACCAAATTTAGTTTTAAATGATATCACAATTACACCATATACCGAAGAACTTGAACTCATTGGAGACTTAAATATGAGTCAAATAGGTGTTAGTGGTATTTATAGAGTACCCGGAACAGGTGTTGCGGACTATACAGCAAAAATAAGAATTGATTATACTATAACAGATAGCACCTTTAATAGTAAGGATTTCGTTATTATCAATATTTAATGTAAATGGCACAAAGAAGAATTTCATACGCAGACAGAGACTTTGAATCACTACGTCAGGACCTCATCAATTATACTCAACAGTATTACCCTGAACTAATTGACAACTTTAATGATGCCTCAGTATATTCAGTATTTTTAGATTTAAACGCAGCTATCGGTGATAACTTACATTATCACATGGATAGAAGTATTCAAGAGACAGTTCTTCAATACGCTCAACAACGTTCATCTATTTTTAACATCGCTAGAACCTATGGTTTAAAGATACCTGGTAATAGACCATCGGTTGCACTTTGTGACTTTGCTATTACAGTACCTGCCTTTGGTGACCAAGAAGATACAAGATACTTAGGTATTTTAAGAGCGGGTTCTCAAGTAGTTGGTGCAGGACAAACATTTGAAAATGTTTTTGATATAGATTTCTCATCACAATACAACAGTGAAGGATATCCAAACCAAACCAAAATACCTAACTTTGATTCAAATGGTAAGTTGTTAAACTATACGATTACTAAAAGGGAAGTGGTAGTAAACGGTATTACTAAGGTTTACAAAAAAGTAATAACACCGGCAGATATCAAACCATTCTTTGAATTTTTCTTACCTGAAAAAAACATTATAGGTGTAACATCTGTTATCCAAAAAGACGGAACATCATTCCAATCTATTCCAACTTATTCTGAATTTATCAATTCACCTGATAGATGGTTTGAAGTTGATTCATTAGCCGAAAGCAGAGTTTTCATTGAAGACCCTACAAAACCAGCGGACAGACCCGGTATCAAAGTCGGTAGATACATTGAAACTGAATTAAGATTCATTACTGAATATACACCTGAAGGTTTCTTAAGAGTTCAGTTTGGTAATGCCACAGTAACTGCCGACGACCAATTAGCTCAGTTTTCAAGAACTGGTGTTCCCTTGAGAATACAAGATTATCAAAATAATATTGGTTTGGGTAAGACAGTAAAAGCGAATACAACATTGTTTGTCCAATACAGAGTTGGTGGTGGTACAGTTTCTAACATCGGTGTTAACACAATTAACCAAGTTGGAACTGTTAACTTCTTTGTTAATGGACCGTCAGCAAATATTAACCAACAAGTTGTTAATTCATTAAGGGTAAACAACGTTACTGCTGCTATTGGTGGAGCTAACCAACCAAACATTGAGGAAGTTAGAAATATGGTAACATTTAACTTCGCATCTCAAAACAGGGCGGTAACCGTAAATGATTACTACGCCTTAATTAGAAAAATGCCGGGTAAGTTTGGAGCACCTGCAAAAGTTGCAATTACAGAAGAAGATAACAAAATTAATATCAACATCGTTTCATACGACTCTACTGGTTCATTGACTCAGACGGTATCTAACACATTGAAAACAAATTTAGCTAATTACTTATCAAACTATAGAATGATAAATGATTATATTTCTATCAATGTCGCTCAAGTTATTGATTTAGAATTTGATATTTCAGTAGTAGTTGATGCTGCACAGAACCAAGGTGAGGTAATCACAAGAGTGATTGACAAGATACAAACATTGATGAGTCCTGTCTTTAGAGAAATGGGTGGAAACGTATTCATCTCAGAAATTAGAAGTCAGGTTCAAGATGTTGCGGGTGTTATATCGGTTACAGACCTAAAAGTATTCAACAAAGTTGGTGGTCAATACTCATCATCTGAAACTTCACAACGATATGCTAACAGTGCAACTAAAGAAATTCTATTAGTTGATGATACCATTTTTGCTGAACCATCACAGATTTATCAAGTTAGATTTCCTAACAAAGACATTAAGGTTAGAATTAAGAACCTTAAGACGGTCGATTTCTCTTAATTCCTTTACATAGAGTTTTACTAAGTTATTATGAAAATAGATGAATAACTATTTATCTAAAAAGATATTATATGCCTAAATCATACAGATTACGTACACAATTAGGAGTAGACCAAACTTTACAACTGAATGTAGAACAAGATTTCGACTTTTTAGAAATCTTATCAATGAAACTTACTCAAGGAGATGCCTACACCCGTTTCTGTGCTGACTATGGTGTGGTTGTTGGTCGTGTGGTTGCAAATGGTGG